GATGTTGTATTAGATAGTGTAAGCGGTTATGTTTCTCTTAATTTAGATAGTCCTGAAGCTCCAATTGAAGCAATTACAATTGTTTCAACATCTGATGTTAACTGGCACCAATGCCACACAATGCGTATTTCTAATATAACATGTGACAGAATGCTCTATGGATATAGTTCAATACCAAGTGCTGGTGACAACTTAGTACAGTTAGGATATAGAGGACAGGATGATGCCGATAGACAATCAGCAATTATTATATCTGCATACAATTCACCTGATCCTGGAGTTCATGCTCCATCTTATGCAGCGTATATAGGAATAAATGACTTTGATTTAGGTAGTCATAGAGGTTCTTATATTGATGCAAGAGGCGCAAAATTCGTTGGTGATATTACTATGTGTTCTATAGATGGACAATCAATTAGTGATACTTTTGATGACATAGAGAAAAAGAACAAGAAAATATTAGTTAATACTGCGACAATTCAAGTATGGCCTTTATCAGGCAGTATATCTGGGGAAGTATACTCCATAGATCCTAATAATATAAATGTTACAATTCTAACACCTGGTCAGAATGGTATGGATTTATTGAACTATGTGCCTGAAGGATATGCTGTCGCCTTTAATTTCTTTAGTACAAACCAATACAGTAATGCAAGTCAATATGACTTCAACAAAACAGAGAATGATTCATTATCAAACATATCAATGCCAACAGGACAAAATGTTGGTGATATTAATAGTGTAAGAATAAGACTTATTAAAGATGAAGTTGGAGTACCAGCACAAAATGCTATTGTTGTGGACTATGTAGATATTCCTTATATTCAAGCAGTTTTGCCTGCAGTTGATGGTGGTAGATATGAGTTCAGATATACTAACTTTACTCCAACAACTGGTCATACAACACCTGCTAAACCAACACAAGGATCTAATGGTCTTGGCACTTATGGTACTGGTGCTGATGCAGCAACTTGGGGTTATATGGTTTCAGATCCTGATGTTGAGAATAAACAGTTTACATACATGACTCAATGTTACTGTACAGCAAACAATGAATATGATGAATGGACAGATCCTATTCGTATTACTGGTAATAACGGTAAGAATGGTGAAGATGGTACAGACATTGAATTTATATATACTCAAAGAACAGAAGAATGGACTAATCCAATTGCTCCATCATATAAATCACAAGATGACTGGTCTGGATATGATGAGACAAGTGGCCAGACATGGACTGACAACCCACAAGGTGTAACAGATTATTATAAGTTCGAATATGTTTCAATAAGAACAAAACAATCTGGTGAAAATTGGTCAAATTATAGCACACCTGTAATATGGTCTAACTGGGGAGAAAAAGGACAAGATGGTGATGGATTTGAATACATATATTATTTACAAGATTCATTGACACCACCAAACAATCCAACACCAAATGACTGGGATTCATATAATAGCAACTACCAGACACATGACGAATATGTTTCATTCTTGTCAGGATGGACAGATGATCCTGTTTCGGTAACACAGAACAACAGATATTTGTTTGTATGCAAAAGACAAAGATCTTATGATACACAATACAGTAGAGTATTGTGGCATCCATATAGTGCACCTGCATTGTGGGCAAGATATGCTGAACAAGGTGAGACTGGTGGACACTATGAATTTAGATATACTAACTTTACTCCAACAACAGGTCATATAACACCTACTAAACCAACACAAGGATCTAATGGTCTTGGCACTTATGGTACTGGTGCTGATGCAGCAACTTGGGGTTATATGGTTTCAGATCCTGATGTTGAGAATAAACAGTTTACATACATGACTCAATGCTATGTAACACCAGGAATACCAAGCGATACTTATGGTGTTTGGACAGATCCAGTTCGTATTACTGGTGGCAATGGCGAGCCTGGAACTGATGGTACAGACATTGAATTCATTTATGCTAAGAAAACTGCAATATGGCAGAACCCAACTGCACCTACAGTTTCTGATGACCCAACAATCGCGCAAGATGACTGGCCAAATGTAGATGGTCATACACCATCAAAGACAATAAATGGTACAACTTGGACAGACAATCCAGTTGGTGTAACAAATAGCGAAAGATATGAATACATGTGTGTAAGATACAAATATGCTGGTACATCAACTTGGACTGCATATAGTACACCTGTTATTTGGTCTGCATTTGGTGATAAGGGACAAGATGGTGATGGATTTGAATACATTTATAAGTTGACACCTACATCTAATGCTTCTGAAGCGGGCAACCCAACCCCAAATGATTATGCTACTAACTCAACATATCAGTCAGTAAATGAATACTGTCCTTATATTAACAATCCTACAGGTCAAGAACCTTGGACTGATGACCCACAAGGTGTATCAGAAAACAAGAAATTTGAATGGGTTTCAGTAAGAACAAGAACAAACGGTGTTTGGTCAGCATATAGTGCTCCTGCAATATGGGCAAGATGGGCTATGCCAGGACAATCTGGTGGTCACTATGAATTTAGATATGCTAACTTTACTCCTACATCAGGGCATACAAATCCAACCAAACCTACTGCTGGTTCAAATGGTATAGGTACTTATGGCAGTTATCAAGATGCTGCAACTTGGGGTTATACAGTAGCAGATCCTAACGTTAACATGAGCGAATATACATATATGACTCAATGTTATGTTGATGGTGATGATACTTACGGTACTTGGACTGACCCAATTCGTATTACAGGTGCTGACGGTAAGCCAGGTGAAGACGGTAGTAAGGTAGAGTTCATATATAAGCATTTCAAGACAGCTCAGACATTCAATAGTAGCAGTGGCAATGACAACCCAGCAAACTGGCCTGCTAATTCTAATCCTGACTATCTAGGTCCTTCAGGTAAACAATGGTCTGATAATCCAAACGGTGTCGATGATGAATATTTGTTTGAATATATTTCTACAAGATCACAAGAAAATGGATCTTGGACTACATTCTCTACACCTGTAATATGGTCTAAATATGGAGAAAAGGGTATGGATGGCGACGGGTATGAATATATGTACAAATTAGCTGACTCAGCACCAACAGAACAACTTACTCCAAACAACTGGGATAATCCTACAAGCAACTATCAGACACATGATGAGTATTATTCATATATTTCTGGTTGGTCTGATGACCCACTTACACCAACAGCACAGACAAACAAGACTGTATGCTGGGTAGCTGTAAGAAAGAAATCAAACGGTGTATGGCAACCATTTAGTTCACCATCAATGTGGTCAATGTATGTGACTGCTGAAGGTGGACAACCAGGTGCACCAGGTGCAAATGCTCAATACAACTACTTGATACCTAATAAAGAAATATTGATGGCAAAGATAATTGATGCATATGCAAATAATGGTAACTGTGACTTGTATTGTGATTTAGACTATAGTTTGGTTCACGTAGATGGTGATACTGTTACTACATTAGACTGGACAGGATATAGTTTGTACATTGAAGCATTCAATGACTCAACTCCACCAAATAATTCAATATGGCATACAACAGATAGTGATGGTGTATATAAACAGAACAACTTAATGGCTACTATCAATAATGTTGCTGCTCAACGTGACTATATGAAATGCTATGAGGATTATAGAAATAGATGTCCAATATATCTTGAAGTATCATTGAAGAAGAATAATACAGTATTAGATAAGAGATGTATTCCTGTTCAACTTGAAACTGGTGCAGTATTAAAAGTACAGAACGATGGAATAAGATCTATAGTGGGTGATACTGGTGGTAGTACAGTAACAGGATGGGTACAGAACAACTATTCTACAAAAGAACAGACTGCAGACGAGATATCTTCTACTGTATCAAAATCATTGACAAACTACTATGATAAGGAGGAAGTAGGAGATATTCTTAATTCGTATTCTACAATAACTCAAACCGCAGATTCTATTAATCTAACAGTTGAAAGTATACATAGAGACTTTTATACTAAAGAGGAGACATACAGTAAATCTGAAATGGTAGAGACAGCAAATGACATTGCAATAAATGTATATAGTCAGAGTGGTGGTGTTACAAGTGATGACCTTAAACGTACTGGTATTGACATATCTTCAGGTAAAATTGAACTTACAGCAGACAATACTATAATAAATGGTAACTTGAATGTTAAAGAATCAGATACAGGTCTTGTAATATATGATGATAATGATACTCCATCTGTTACATTATTGAATAGATCTATCGGGACAGATCCGCAAGGTACATCTAAAAAGACAAAACTTTCATTTAGTCAAGAATATACTGGATCACCTGCGACTATTAACTGCCAACTTGATTTTGGTTACTATGCTAAAGATGTAAATGTTAGTATAAATGGTGGCTCATTTATGATAATGGGATATAATAGCTATGGAAACTATGAAGGTACATATAATGCTACATGGAGTGCATCAAATCAAAGAAATGGTTGGAGTGCAGCAGGTAATGGTACATCTGATTTCGGAAGTAAGAATACAAAATCATTGTCAATGCAATATGCCGGTAATATCATTGAATCATTTAGCTTCAGACCAAACTATGGCGGGGCTACAAGTATAACACATGATCATGTTATTCTTAAAGTTGAGTTCAATATCGAAACTTGGGACCAAAGAGGTATTAAGATAGGTACTGACGGTGCAATATTCCAAAATGCTGCTGATAGATATGGATACTTTGGTGACGAACAAATTTGTATGCGCAATGGAAGTTCTATATTAAGACTTAAAGATGGCTATATTGAAAGAAACGATGGTTTGTTTACTAATTCTGGCCGTAATGGAACTGAAATGGGTGGTACTTTGTTTGGTGATGTATCTGGGGTTGTAAATACTACTGTAGTTACTAACACAAGATCTTATTATGTTACTGACCATGATACATTTATTGTTATGGCTTCTTCACAAAGTGGTGATAATAATGTATATTTGAAGGCACCTAATAGTGCACCTACTGGTAGAATCATATATGTTAAGAACATTGCTAGTGGTGATAGATGTAATGTATATACATCTGGAGGTAATTACCTAATCTGGGCTGACGAGAAAAACGGTGCATCATATCATAATATAGGTAGAGCAGCATCAATGTTTATAAATACTGGAAGTTACTGGGTACATTTCTATTGTGGTTAACAATCTTTAATACGAATTGTGAATAAATCTTAAATTATATTTGTAATTTTGTAAAGAAGAAATACAACTATGATTTACACGTGGTGGGTACAGATTTTCGTAGACATTCCTTTGAGCCATCCCACAGATTAGAAAAAATGACTTAAAGAGAACAATTAGACCAGATTTTTCTGGTCTTTTTTGTTCTATCAATTAATAGCTAGAGGAATGCTAGATATAGTAGAATGTACATCTAGCATCATTGAAGTGCTTAGATTATAAAACTATATGCTGAGAAATAAGATGATGTTAGAGGATGATAATTTCTTGTATTACTATTATGGAAACTTTGGCAATAAAGAGTTTCTATAACTGTAATTCTAAATAATGTTAATCAATTGCACACATAAACAAAGCATAGGTATAACAAAGAAACAAAGATATAAAATACCCATAATTGTAACTCCTATTATTGTCCAACATTCATTATTCATATTATGCTTCAACAATTTCATTTTCAAAAAATACATATTCGTTGCCTTTATCATCAACTTTAATCTTTGTTCTAATAATATTGGGAATATTACCTGATATTTTATTCATTCTTTCAAAAGTTACAAAAGTATTAGTTCTTTTAATACATTTGAAATCTTTATTTGAATATTGATTATTATCACCAAAATTATCACCTAACCAAGCATTCATTGAATAAATTGTACCAACATTAAACTTTTTCATATTTATTTATTTATTATTAAACTAATGAATAATGATTATTACCCATATCAATAAAAATACCATTATCACAAATAATAGATGTAATATCATTCATTTTACGAACATTGCAATAATTAAGAAATGCCATTGCCGTCAAATTATCTTGTAGTTCAACAATAAAATCAATTAATTTATCATTTTCTAATGAAATAATACGATTGTAAAGTGTACCATTAGAATATGCACCCCATCTATGTTTCTTTGCATATTTTAGAAGTTCGTTAAATTCGTCTTCATTATATACACTTCTATAATATTCTTTTGCATTATCAATAAGTATTCTATGATAATTATCAATTTGCTGGTGTACTTTACTAAGTTTGAAACTTTTTACATTGTACTTGTCTACATTAATTTTGTTCATAATCTTTAATTTTTTTTTATTGTTTGTTATTTATTAATTACAGTTATAATATAGACACAAATATAAAAGTATTCAATAAAATAAAAAAATATAATGAATATTTTTAATTTTTTTAACTAATTAACTATATTGTATATATACATAAACAAAAATATTATTATTATTAAATGAGAAACTTAAAAAACAAACCAGTTATTGTAGAAATTGATGGAGAAACAAAGGAATATTCTTCATTAAAAGCATTTGCTATTGATTATGATATTAATTATCAGACAACATTAAATTGGATCAACAAAAAAACTAAACCATCAATTAATATAAACATATACTATAAGTAATATGAAAGGTATATATAAAATAACATGTAAAATTAACAATAAAAGTTATATAGGAAAATCAAGAAATATATTTGATAGATGGCAAAAACATATTTATAATGGGTTAACTTGTAATTGTAATAGTTATGCAAATGAATTATATAAAGACATTAAGAAATATGGTATTGAGAATTTTACATTTGAAATATTAGAATTAGCAGAAAATGATAAAACTTTTCATACAGAAAATGATTACATAATGAAATATGATACTATTAAAAATGGATATAATGTTATGACAGGTTCACGAAATTTTGATTTCAATGATAATGCACAATTATGTTATTTAGCAAAATAAATATAATTAAGAAACTATGAAAAGAAAAGAGAACAACAACTTGGTATCAATAAATTACAGTAATGGTACTGCATTTTATTACACATCAATGAATCGTGCAGCATGCAAACTTGGAGTTGCTACAGCATCTGTAAAATGGGCAGTAGAACATGGCAATGTATTAACTGATGTTGAAGGCAAAGTGTTTACTATTGGAATTGTAGACGGTAGTGAAATACCTTATAAATTAATAAACAATTAATAAAATATAAAGATTAAGAACTATGAAAGAGATCACAAAGATTAGATTAAACAATTTGAAAGATGCTGAATATATGACACTTTCTATTATTGAGAACTGTGGACATGTATATATTGACCGGGTAGACAGTACTTTTAATGAGATGCTTGATATTATGCTAATCAGTAATGATATTGATGAAGCAGTTGAAAGATTGGATATTCCTGTACTACATGAGATTTATGTTGAAGAAGAGTTCCAAGTTGATGAAACTAAAACACATGAAGAACACCCAATGACAATTATAAGAGTTAAATAATATGAGAAAATGGACCATACTTATAAGTGTATTAAATACTAAAGATCACACCGCATTTGTATATAACAAAGGCATTGATGAAAACACAATAATTAAGATGTTTAAATCTAATGGCTTTGAAAAGATAATATCAGCTAATGAAATTAAGCTGATGTTATCTTCATCTATAACAAATGGTATAGTTGAAGGTGTATATGATATGACTAATTCATATAATAGAGATCAAAAGGAGATTAATAAAATAAAAGAAAACATAGAGAAACGACTTGAAGCAAAAGGATATGAAATTATTAATCATTGTGATTATGTGCCAAATTTTGATAGTGATATAATTGATAGAATTTCAGAATCTAGAAACTATTTGAATAATCTTGCTATACAAATCGAAAATCATAAAAAAGATTTAGAAAAAATAGAAGATCGAATATCTAATGCTGATAAAGAATGTGAAATTTATGAAAGAAATTTATTAGAAAGAAAAAATACATATAATAAATTTAAAGATTATACTGAACAAGTTGAAGAAAAGAAAAAGGAATTAGATAAATTAATAGAAAGATATCGTAATGGTGAAAAATATATTATGAAAATGGAAAATGAATTGCCTGAAGAAATAAAACAATTGAAAGAAGAAAAGAAAAATTTGACAATATCTATTGATAGCATAAAAAAAGACGTTAATTGTGGAATTAAAGAATTAGAAAGATTAACAGAATTAATTTCTGAAAATAATAGAAAAATATCAATTCTAAAAAATACAGAAGAAAAAATAATTGAAGAAATTAGAAATATTCAGGCAGATGAAGTTGCTAAAATAATGAGAAAAATAACTGATAAATATAAAGAACTTGCTCCAAAAGAAATATTATTAGAAAAGTTAGAAACAACTATAAAAATGTACATATTGAATAATAGACAAGTACCTGAATATGAATTAGAATATTTTGTAAATCTTGGTATTTCAAAAAATGAAATAGAAGAATTATTAAATATAATATATAAAAATATTAATAAATAAGAATGATAGATGAAGAATTAAAAGAAAAAATTATATGGTTGGACACAAACACAAATACAGCTATAAACAGTATACATAACATCGAAACATATATAAGTTCTAAATATTGTGATAGACTGTCTATGAAAGACAATAATATATTACTTGATAATGAAATTACTGATATAGGATTATTAACTGCAAAAATTGAAGAACAGATTAAAGCAGACCTTAACATAACAAAAGCAAAACAAAATATCAAATTAATCATTAAATCTATATCAAATAAGAATATTGTTGTTGAACCTAAAGAAGATAATGTTGTTTCTGATAAATTTATAGAAAGCAATATAGAGATAGAAAATAATCTTAAAGAAATATTTGATACAATTGATAAAGGAGAAGAATCTGACTGGGACATTTATAAAAACTGGAAACAGAATGATTGTATGTATATAAGAAACAATGAAGGAATTATTACTGGAGTTGATTGTTGTTATAATAATCTATTACAATGGCTTAATGTGTTTCCTTATACAAAAAACAAGATTAGATATAATAAAATAAGAATGGAAATAACATTCAATAATAAATATATATCTGATGAAGATCTTCATATAATTCTACAATGGATTAATAAATATTTATGCAAAACATTTAGTAATCTTAAATCTCTATATGATGCATGTGTTGGTTGTGCAATAAAGAACAAATATAACGAACTGTACGATTATTTTGAAAGTCTCAATATTAATAATAATGATAATACTGATTACATTGATGTTGTAATTAAAGATGTATTAAAATGCAGAATGTGTGATACATATTATGATTTATATTATCATTGTATCAAAATTGCGTTAGTAGCAAGTATGAAACGTGTATATTATAAAGAAAAATATAATAGACCTTTGAAATATGATAATATATTAACATTATGTAGTAAAGCACAGGGAAGTGGTAAGACAACATTTTTTGAGAAATTATTCGACATTAGTAATAATGGGCGAAGTCTTTGTTATGTAGTCGCAGGAACGTCATTTAATCCTAAAGAAAAGGACTTTATAATACAGACACATAAATATGGATGTGTACTTATAGATGAAGTAGATATGAAACGTGGATTAGTCAATTCTATAAAAGGATATATAACACAACAAAGTGATGAGTTTAGACAACCATTTGCACATTTTAGTGAAAATATGATTAGGGGATTCATATTGGTTGCTGCATCTAATAATGATGATTTCTTAAAAGATTATACAACCACAAATGAAAGAAGATGGAATCCAATTCCTGTAACTGAAGATAAAACAAACGCAGAAAATGTTGTAAAATGGTTCAATGAAAATGGATTAAGAGACAAATTATGGACACAAATAAAAAGAATAATGATTAATGAAGAAGACATTAAATTGTGGCTATATAATGATGAATTCCAAAATTTAGAAGAAAATCTACAAAAAGGATATAAGTTCTATCAAACAGATGAAGATTATAAAATACTTGATGACATCATTAATTTTGAATATTGTATGCCTGAAGATGGAGAAAATATCAGTGCACAAGAAATTGTAAGTCAGTTCAAGTATGGTAATAGTATAGAATGGGCAAAACTAATGAATAAGAAAACTATAGAAAAACAATCTCAAGAACATTATGTAACAGATTTGAATGATAAAACTTGGAAGGTCAATTGTGAAAAAATTGATAGAATTAGAGCTGTTACAATTAAAGAAATTATAAAATTAATGGGATTAGGATGTACTCCACACGGAATTAAAAATCATTTAAGCGGTGTATGGGACAAGAAAAACTACAATTTTAACGGTCAGATTGTGCTGGGGTATTGTAGGATAATCTAAAAATTATATTTTTTTTATATATAATTATATGTGTTTTTTAAAAAATATAATCTTCTAACTTATTGACAATCATTAGTATATATTAAATAATTATATAATTATATTATAATAGTAGTATAATATAATAAAATATAAATAAATCTATATTACAAAATCAATTTTTTTTGATTCTGGTATATAAGTTGAAGTGGCTCTAGAAAAAATAAATAATAATTTTTTGGTATATGAAAAGTTTAGACATATTAAAACAGACAAAGATAGACATATATAAAACAGCATCCCATAGTGATTATGTCTGGTATACTACAACCATGTTGAACTTCTTTGGTAAGATGCAGATTAAGAACAAAGATATCATAATGAAGCTCAGAGAGATAAACAAAGAAGATGAGAAAAAAGCAAAGCAGTTCAAGAAAGACAATCTTATTGCTTGCACTATTTCAGCTATATGTAACAAATATAGGAGAACAGAACATATAAAAGAAGTTAACGGTATAATCGTCATTGATATTGATAAAGACAAGAACCCAGACTTAGATGTAGAAAAAGCAAAGATAAACACGATTAAATTACCTTATGTAATGTTGACTGAATTAAGTTGTCGTGGAGAAGGAATATTCTGTGTCATACCTTACAATAAAGATAATGACTTCTTAGATACATGGAATGCATTATATGATGATTTCAAAGAGATAGGATATATCATTGATACATGCAAGGATATGGTAAGACTTAGATTCATTACTTACGATGAATGTATGCAGTTGAAAGAAGATGTTGATATATATGATAAAGTAAAGCATATAGAGAAATATAATAAACCAAAGAATACATCAGGAAACTACGAAGATCTCGAAGAATGGAATATGACAAAAGATGATTTGAAAGACCTTACTGTAATCATATATTTGTTAGTCAATCATTTCAATTATACAGCAGATGAATATGGAGAATGGCTTTTAGATGGCTTCAGGTTAGCAACATGTCCGAATATAGAAGTAGGCAGGAAATTATTTCACATGATTAGTGAGCATAGTGATAATTATACAAATGATAAAGATGTTGATGAGAAGTTCGATGAGTGTATTAGAACAACAAAATATAATACAAGGATATTAGGATATTATTTCAATAAGATAACTGAGCTATTAGGTCCTGAATGGAGATATAGAGCAAACGAGATATTAGGTAGTAAAAAGGTAGCATAAGCTACCTTTTTACTATTTTATAATAAAAGATATTATGAAAAAGAGAACAATAACTAAACAGATAATACTACATTGCTCAGCAACACCAGAAGGCAGAGATATTAGAGCTAAAGATATTAGAAAATGGCATATGCAAAATGGCTGGGAAGATATAGGTTATCATTATATAATAGATTTAGATGGTACAATAGAAAAAGGTAGACCCGAGAATATGGTTGGCGCTCACTGTACTGGACAAAACTCAAATAGTATAGGAATATGCTATATTGGTGGCTGCGACAAGAATATGCAGCCAAAGAATACAATAACAGATATACAGAAACAAAAACTATTAGATTTAGTATATTTATTATTGGAGAACTACAAATTGACAATAGCTAATGTACATTGCCATAATGAGTATAGCAATAAAGCATGCCCTAGCTTTTCTATTAAAGACTTTAGGAAGTGGTATGAAGAGAGCTATGAGAAGTAAGAGAGAAATGCTGATTTAACGGATTTTAACAGAAAAATCAGAAATTTTAACAGAAATATACCCGGGTATAGTGCTTTTTTATCATCGTTCATAACGGGATACGCCATTCCCAGCTCTCTCTGTGTCCAGCAGTTTCTAAAATTGATGTTTTTTAACAATTTTTAAATAGCTGGCTAGATTTTTCTGAATAGATGTTTTCTCTTTGCTATTTTAAATAACAAAAATAAAAAAATAATACTATATGAAAACTATAGACCCATATATACAAAAGACATATGAAGGTTATGATGATCGTGTATTAGTATTTATGTCGAGAGTTTATGAAGATGTAAAAGAATATAATACAAAGATTAATAATTATTTCTTTGTCACTTTAGATTTGTTAGCAAATCAGTTACTTTTATATTTTAGAGCACTTGACGCAATAAATGCAGATGCATCTTTAAGTACAGAGGACTCTTATAAGCGTCAGGCAAAAAGTCCACAGATTGCAATTCTTAATCATGCACATCAAGAGATAATCAAAATATTAGATGATTATGGTTTAAGTCCATTTGCTTCTGCTAAGATTAATAGGTTAAAGAATGGTGACAATGATCAAGACGCAGAAGAATTATTAGAGAATCTTATAAAATAATAGAGAAAATGCTTTTCTAACTATTTGATTATCAAATAGATATATTTTTGCTGATATAACTATCAGTTTGTGATTATCTGCCATTCTAACATATTGATTTTCAAATAGTTAGAAATCACATTTTTTGTAAAATAGATAATTTAAGAAAAAATGCTAGAAAATAATTATTATAAACCAACAGAAGCTGAAAAAACAGAAATATTTAAGCAATTGTTAATTCAAGAAGTAGGTTATAAACAAGCACAAGATTTGTATGAAGCTGCATTAGAATTTTACAATCCAATTAGATATGCAGTATTAAAGACAAAAGAATCTTTGGAGAAACGCAATGCCATATCTAAGCAAAAGAAAAGTATGTCTTAAAGAGTCAGCACATGAAGCTCACGAAGCTAATGTCAGACATAATAATCGTTGGTCAAAGTATTACCATAACAAACAGTGGAAGTTATTAAGAGAATGGCAGATTACAAATTACCCATTATGTCATGACTGTGCTTTGAATGGAAGGTCAGTTCCTGCTGAAGAAGTTCATCACATAAAACCGTTTTCAGAAGGATTAACTGAAGATGAGAAATTAATGCTGTTAACTGATCCAAACAATGTTGTTTCTCTTTGTCGGGAATGCCATATGAAACGACATGGGTACTTAAAAGATAGATAATGTTAACCATAATTAACAATAACTATTGGAACTGATTATTATAAGTAACTATATTAATATTGTATCGCGAGATACTTACTCATCTTGTAAATGAACAATATGATTGTTAATTTGTAATGAGACGCCTGTAAGCGAACAGGTCTGCAAATTGTTTCACTCACTGATTATATAACAATAATTCATAATTTTTAATATAATATATTTATTTTTATGCATAAATTAGCAGCGTAAGGTCTCATTTTTTAGATAATCCGATATAACTATATATAAGTGTTATGCCACCACCCCAAAAGGCAGATGAACGAGTTAAGATAAATTTCTTCATTGTTAGAAAAATATGTTTATTTTCTTATAGACATTTTTGATGTTAAAAGAAAAAATGTTTATTATTAATTAAATAAACTACTATACAATGATATTAATGGAAAAAGATATTGAGATAAAAGCAAGAAACATAAAGAAAGCCCACGACAAAAAGTATTGTTTTGAGACATATGAATCAATATTATCAAGTATATTTGACTTCGATTGTGTATCTAATTTGAAATTTGACAAAGACCCAGATGGGTTCAATATACGATGTACGTTAAAAGTTAGTAAGTCAGCAGATATGCTTTGGATATTGATAAAGGAATTTATGTCCTGTATAAAACAAACTGAAGAACAAGTAGAATTAGAAATATCGGAAAGAGAACAAGAAGGTATTGGTGTTACATACAAATTATATTCATATATACCTTTATATCATCCAATTGAAAAGTAGATCGTTCATTCATATTATTTATAATTTTTCCATGGGCTGACATCCCCAACTGTCATCTGTCATATTTTATATTTATTACATATATTTATATCTTCTTTTGTGTGGGCTAGCTCAATTGAGTTAGCCCTTTTACTATTTTATAATAAATATATTACGTCTTTTATGCCGTAAGACATAAAATATATACTAAAATCTATAATGACAAATATCGACCTAACTAAACAATATTGGAAATATGCAGATGACGTCATAAATGATAGAATAATCACAGGAAAATACATTAAATTAGCTTGTCAACGAATGATTGACTGGGCAAAACGTGATGATATTTACTTTGATTATTCAGACATTGATAGAAAAATAAGATTTGTTCAGAAATTAAAACACTCTGAAGGTAAGCATGCAGGCGAGAATTTCGTATTATTGCCTTACCAACAATGGATGTATTCTAATATTTTCGGTTGGAAATATACAGAAACAAACAAACGAGTAGTAAAAAATGCGCTTTTATTATTAAGTCGTAAAGCAGGCAAGACATTTTTTGGTGCAAGTTTAGCAATGACAGTTGCATTATGTGACGGACAGAAATCTCCTGAAATAGATTTTATAGCCAATTCTTCACAACAAGCAGAAATTGCTTTTAGACATTGTTCACAACAAGCAAAATCTATAGATCCAAAAGAGAAAATCATCAAACGATTTAGACGTAATTTGTATTCACCAATTACAGGTGCAAGAATTAATGTGTTAGCATCTGATACTTCAAAACTTGATGGTCTTGGTGCATCGTTTTTCTTACAAGATGAAGGACATGAAGCAAAATCATTTGAAGTATGGAATATTCTTAAGACATCACAAGGAGCAATAGAAAATCCATTAGCCGTAGGTATTTCAACGTGTGGTTTCCATATTGGTGAGACATACCCATTATATAATCAATGGAGTTATGGCACAAGAATATTGAATGGTATAATAGAAGATGATTCATGGTTCTTTGCATTGTATCAACTTGATGAAGAAGATGACTGGAAAGATGAGAAAGTATGGATAAAGGCAAATCCATCTTTAGGTCAGACTGTAGGTTATGACTATATGCGTGACCAAATACGTTCAGCTATCAATACACCATCTAATGAAGTTTCAATAAGAACAAAAAATCTAAATCAATGGATGCAGTCATCAGATGTCTGGATTCCAAGAGACTATATACAAAAAGTAATGCAGTCTGTTAATCTTGAAGATTATAGAGACGAAATAGCATTTGGTGGGTGTGACTTATCTGTAGTATGTGACTTAACAGCTCATTCGGTATGTATACCACCTAATCCTGATAGAAAACTTAATGGTGATAAATTTATCTTTAAGTCATGGTTGTATATTCCTGAAGAAGCATTAGAAACATCAGCAAACAAAGAATATTATATAGAATGGATTCGTCGCGGATGGGCAATTAAGACAGCAGGAAATGTTGTTGACTATGAGCATATATTGAAAGACCAATTAGAAGCATCACGTATTGTTTCATTTGTTGATTACGGATATGACCAGTACAATGCCAGCAGTTGGGCTATATCAGCAGAAAATTCTGGGTTGCCATTATGTATTTATGGTCAGTCAATAGGGCATTTCAATGGTCCAACTAAGTTCTTTGATATGTTGGTTCGTTCTGGAAAGTGCATAATTGACACAAATCCAGCTGTAGATTGGTGCTTTGCTAATGTTGAATTAATGATAGATCATAATGAAAATACTAAACCAACAAAAGCAAATGGAGATAAAAACAATAAGATAGACCCTGTAATATCTATGTTGGAGTCCTTGGGTTGCTATCTGAATAGTAGATATTATAGTCCCGAGGCATGGGTTTTATCTTAATACTATATTATTAAAAATATCTAACTACATATTATGTGGCCATGGAAAAAAAGAGAAATTAGAGAAGTCGAACAACCACATAGAGAAGAGCCAACAGATGCATGTGCTATCGCTAATGAAGGTATCGGATTATTGCAGAAGTTGCTTAATCTTAAAGGATATGGTGCATTATCACAAAGCCCATTCTTTGCAGCAATCAACTTAATCAGTTCTTCAGTCGGTCAAATGCACTGGGAGGTCAAGACAAAGAATCAGGATGAAGATGTTCCACCATTCTTCTATGCTGACAAGGTGTTCGATGATTGCCTTTTGACACAGTTTATGCTTGTCAAGAACTTAATTAAAGATGTATTGCTTTATGGTAATGGTTTCGCATATATTCATCGTGACAATAAAGGTGTACCTATGTCAATTGAGTATTTACCATTTGGAGACTGTAACATCATATACAACAAAGCAAACAATACACTATTCTATCAAGTCCCTAAGTTGACTAAATCATTAGTTGAGCCTATCAATATCATTCATGTCGTAATGCATTCAGCTAATGGTATAGAAGGAAAATCTATATTGTCATTTGCAACCAATACTGTTAAGTTGGCAGGTAATGCAGAAAAAGCAGCATCTGACTTCTTCGGCGGTGGTATGACTGTACATGGAATATTGTCAACTGAATCTCCACGTCTTACAAAAGACCAAAGAGAATCAATACGTACTGCATGGAACGAATCACAGATAGGAACAGGAACAGGCATAGCTGTTTTAGAATCAGGAATGAAATACCAACAAATCTCTTCAAACTCAAAAGATGCACAGTTACTTGAAACACGTCTTTTCAATATACAAGAGGTTTCTAGATGGTTCAATATTTCTCCTGTACTTTTAGGTGATTTGTCAAAGACAAGTTACAATAACTTGGAACAAGCTCAATTACAGTTCGTTACTAATACATTAGCACCTTATGTATTGATGCTTGAACAAGAGATTAACCGTAAATTGATACTTCCAAAAGACAAAAACAAATATTATATTGATGTTGTAGAAGAAGACATCATCAAACAGGATAAACAATCACAGGTTAACTATTTGTCTACATTAGTTGATAAAGGAATTATTACTCGCAATGAAGCACGTAAGCAATTAGGTTATAGCCCAGTTGAAGGTGGTGATGAATTGATGATATCTTATTCAGATCCTAACCAAAACAAGATTAATCCTGATAATGAAGAGAAAAATACAGAAGAACAAGAAAATGAAGAACAAGAATCTTGAAATTAGAAATATTACTACTGAAATACGTAGTACAGAAGAAAATTCTCGTAAGATTTCTGGTTTAGCTATTCCTGCTGAG